TGAATACGTCGGCTACGGTGACGATGGACAACGTCATCACCTACACAGGCGCGGTCACGATGTCTACGCGCACAAACGCGATGACGCTGAGTTTGTCGACGGGCTACACCATTTACGGCAACTGGACCAATGGCTCAGGAACAACGCTGAGTGGAGCACAAACGCTGACGTTCTCTGGCCGCAACACGCAGACCATCACCAGCGCAGGCAAGACGTTCTCGGGCGGCATCACCGTCGACTCCTACGGTGGCTCAGTCGAACTTGCTGACGCTCTCAACATCGGCTCCAACAACCTCACCATCACCAACGGCACCTTCGACACCAAAAACTACAACGTCACCGCAGGCTCTCTGTCGTCCAGCAACAGCAACGTCAGGGCGATATTGCTGGGGTCGAGTACAATAACATCGGCTGGTACTACGCCAATAAATTTTGCTACTTCAACAAACCTTACGTTTAACGCTGGCACATCGTCGTTTAATTTTACGTCTAGCATTGCTAGTATCAATGGTGGAGCAGGGGTTGCGTTTTATAACGTAACATTAGGAGATACTTCGGCAAACAGCAGAAGTGTATTAGGTGCGAATACATTTAACAATTTGACGGTGCCTGCTGGAGCGGCAGCGGGCAGTATTGTTCAAGTCTCGTTTAATGCAAACCAAACCATCACCGGCACCCTCACCGTCGCCGGTGCCACAGCCGTCCGTCGCATCTTCGTCCGCTCTGACACGCTCGGCACCACCCGCACCCTCACCGTAGGCACGCTGTCGGCCACAGACTGCGACTTCCGCGACATCACCATTGCAGGCACCGCAGCAGGCTCTTCTCCGACCCGTGCAGGCGACTGTGGCGGCAACAGCGGCATCACCTTCCCTGCGGCCAAGACCGTCTATTGGAACCTTGCTGGAGCACAGAACTGGTCTGCAACGGCTTGGGCACCGGGCTCTGGAGGCAGTCCAGACATCAATGAGTTTCCGCTGGCGCAAGATACAGCGGTGTTTGATGAAGCTGCTGGCAGTGTCACGGGGACGATAACGATCAATGCCGCTTGGAACATCGGCACGTTTGACGCGTCGTTGCGGACTAGTGCGATGACGCTCACCACCAGCACCAACACTCCGTTTGTTTACGGCGATTGGAAGTTTGGCACTGGGGTTACGTCATCCAGCACAGTAGGCACGATTACTTTTGCCAAACGTGGCACTCAGACCATTACCAGCAATGGAGTTACGTTTGGTTGTAATATTTCTATCCAACCTTTTAGCACAACGCAACTTGGTGATGCGTTAATTATAGGCTCCACTAGAACATTAAGTTTATTTCAAGGGGTATTCGATGCGGTTACATACAATGTAACGATAGGTTTATTTTCAAACACTTCTGTGCTATCTACACTAAAAATGGGTTCTGGTACTTGGACTTTGTCAGGTGTTGGAAACGTATGGCAAATATCGGCAACCCCCGTTTTCTATAAAGGCACAGCCAACATCGTTCTATCTGATACCAGCACAACTGCTCGTACATTTTCTGGCGGCGCTTTGTCTTACAACAAACTCACCATTGGAGGCGCAACGGGCACATCTACTACTACCATTAACGACAGTAACCAATTCACCGAACTTGCCTCAACAAAGACCGTAGCCCACACCATCGCCCTTGGCGCATTCACACAGACCTTTGGCGCTTGGACGGTTACAGGTACGGTGGGTAACGTGGTCACGCTGACTGGTTCAGGCAATTCTCACATCCTCGCTGGAGCTTGTACAGACAGCATTGACTACCTTGCCATGGGCAGCATTGGCTTTGCTGCCACAAGCCCTGGTGAGTTCTACGCAGGTGCCAACAGCACAGGCACAGCGGCAGCGCCTGTCTATCGCACAGCCAAGCCTGCCGACAGCACACGCTACTGGGTTGGTGGCACAGGCAACTGGAGCGACACTGCTCGTTGGTCTACGTCGTCTGGTGGAGGCTCAGGCGCGTCTGTGCCGAGAAGCCATGATGATGTTGTCTTCGACAGCTTGTCCAACGCCACAGCCTACACAGCCACGGTGAATGCTGTCACTGGCGGCATCAGGATGAAGGCGTTGACCATTGCAGGCCCGTTGGTGGGCAACGTGACGTTGGCAGGCAGCACAGCTATTGACGGTATTCATGGCAACGTGACGCTGCCTGCGACGGGGCTGACGAGAACGTACACGGGGGTAATTACGCTTTCTGGGTCTACCGCAGGCAAAGTGTTGACGACAAATGGAGTTGCGTTAGCGTCCTCAATTGATGTAAACGGTGTCAGTTCTGAATGGACGCTAGGCAGCGCCCTTAATATAGGAAATTCTACAATAACCATTATTAATGGGTTGTTTGATTTTGATACGTACAATTTTACGGCGAGTTCTATTTCCAGCGACAACGCACATTCTAGGACTTTAGATCTTGGATCTGGAACTGTTGCTTTGTCTGCAAGCGGACCAATAAATTTTGGCACGACCGAAACCAACGCTGCCAACTTGACCGTCACAGCGGGCACAGCACAAATTAACTGCTCTGCTACTTCTCCAACCTTCTCAGGCAACGGCAAGACCTTCTACAACGTCGCCTTCACCAGCACCTCCGCAGGCACCGTCACCATCAACGGAGCCAACAGCTTCAACAACTTGTCCTTCACCGGCATCACCTCTGCCGGTCTGAAGAACATCAGTGTCACAGCAAATCAGACCATCACAGGCACCTTCACCTGTTCAGCAGGCACCAACGCCACGATGCGTCACTTCGTTCGCTCCAACACCATCGGCACCACACGCACATTGACCTGCGCTGCCGTTTCCCTCACTGACGTTGACTTCAGAGACATCACCATAGCCGGTGTAGCAGCGCCAGCAACAGGCACGCGCATCGGAGATTGCAAAGGCAACAGCGGCATTACGTTCACGGCTGCGGCGAACAAGTATTGGAACCTTGCTGCTGGTGGCAACTGGGGCGGTGCTATTGGATGGGCTACAGGCAGCGGCGGCACGCCGAACATCAACGACTTCCCGTTGGCGCAAGACACCTGCTTCTTTGAAGCTACGGGGTTGAACAGCGGATCTACCATCACCATCAACCAAAGCTACAACATCGGCACCATCGACATGTCGGCTAGGACGACGAATACGATGACGTTGGCAACAGGCAGTACAACCCCAACGATCTACGGCAACTGGATTAACGGGACCGGCACGACGCTGTCGGGTACGGGCCGCATAACTTTTGCGGGGCGCGGTAGCCAAACGCTTACAAGTGCAGGAAAGACGTTTACACAACCAATTACAGTCGATTCGCCATCTGGATCAGTAACGCTTCAAGATGCGTTCAATTCAAGTAACTCTGCTGCGGGTACGTTAACATTTACGCAAGGCAATTTTGATGCCAACATATATAACGTAACACTTACTGGGGCGTCGTCTGGTTTGCTTGCAAACAGTGGGCTAACAGCGTCGGTCTCTTTTGGTTCTGGAACTTGGACTGTTGCTGGAACAAACGGAGTTAGTTTTGGTGCGGTTAATTTTTCAGCTACTGGGACAGGAACCGTTAGTCTTACGTCATCCTCCATCAAATCGTTTGCTGGTAGCGGGTTAAGTTTTTCAGGCATCACCCTCAACCAAGGCGGGGCAGGCACTCTCACCATCAGCGGCAACAACACCTTCGCCAACATCACCAACACCTACAGCGCCACTGGTGCCACCAGCATAGGCTTTGGCACAACGACACAGCGTGTTGGCAACTTCACTGCCACTGGTGAAGCCGGAAGAGTGTTGACGCTGACAGGCTCTTCTGCATCTTCTCCATGCACATTAGTCCACACAGGCTCTGGTACAGCAGCCGATGTTGACTATCTCACCATCACAGGCGTTAGGGCATACTAATGAGCAACTGGTACGCTGGTAGTAATAGCACCAACAACGGCTCCTTTGGTTGGCTCTTTGAAGCCAGTGGCGGTAGCCCCGTCACCGTCAATGCCACTGGTGTCAGCGCTACAGGCTCTGTTGGTAACGTCAATGTCAACGTAGGCATTTCTGTAGACGTCACAGGCGTCAGTGCCACAGGTGCTGTTGGTAGCGTCACTGTTGTCTTTGTAACGTCAGTGCCTGTCACAGGCGTTAGCGCTACAGCTTCTGTTGGCACTGTTGATGTCAACACAGATGCTAACGTAGACGTCACAGGCGTTAGCGCTACAGCTTCTGTAGGCTCTGTTGTTGCTGCTGTCTTTGTCAGCGTTCCTGTCACAGGCGTCAGCGCTACAGGCGCTACAGGCTCTGTTGCTGTCACTGGCACTGCTGTTGTAGACGTTACAGGTGTTAGCGCTACAGCAGCATTAGGTGATGAAGTTGTTGTTGCTACGGCTGTTGTAGATGCCACAGGCGTTAGTGCCATAGCCTCTGTAGGCTCTGTTGTCGTTGCTGGTGTTGCTAACGTAAGCGTCACAGGCGTTAGCGCCACAAGCGCTGTAGGCTCTGTTGTTGTCACAGCAGATGCTGTTGTTGATGTCACAGGCGTTAGCGCTACAACAACATTAGGCAACGAAGTTGTCACTGCTGATGCTAATGCCTATCCCAATGGCAACATCCTTAATGGAAGCATTGGAGACGTAGACCACAGCACCAATGCCAACATCAGCGTCACTGGTGTTAGCGCTACCATCTCCTTAGGCACTGCTGTTGCGTCCATTGCCATCACAGCAACGACAACAGGTGTTAGTGCTACAACGTCCTTAGGTGATGAGACAGTAAACACCACAGCCAATGTAAGTGCTGTTGGTGTAAGCGCTACAGGCGCTGTAGGCAATGTAGACTTCATCACCAACGCCAGCTTCGATGTTGTAGGTGTAAGCGCTACAGCATTCGTTCAAACCGTCATTGTCATTGCCAAGGCTCAGGCGTTTGCTGCTGGTGTTGTAGGCACTACAGCGCTAGGTAATGAAGCAGTAGTCAACACTTCCTTTGACTATGAAGCTGTCAAGGCTCTGTATGAAAGACTACGCACTGTCTATGTAGGCTCTAAAGATGAAAGAAAGACCTACATTGATGGTCAAACAAGAAAAGTGTATGTTGACGGTAGAGACACAAGAAGAGTGTCTGTTGATGCTCAACAACGCATTGTCTATGTCACCTCCGATAGAACAACATCTTCTAGTGAACGAAGAGCCTATGTAGGCTTGAGTTGACAAAAGTAGTGTTTACTTTTATAACACCAGGCTAAGGAAATCCTATGTCGTATAAATGGCCCAACAAAGACCCTGATGAAATCTTGGACTACAGCGTAGACTGGTCTAGATGGCTTGGCACGGGTGTCACTATTTCTACTGTAGCTTGGTTCGTTGACAACGCCTCTGGTGTCAAGACAGCCTTCAATGCTACCAATGTTGTCAACGGTCTTCAGAACGTGTCACAGACAGCTACAACCACTGTTGCCACCATCAACCTTGGCTTAGGCACAGTGAACAAAGAATACAAAATCTATTGTCGTATCACCGACAGTAGTGGATCTATTGCTGAGCGTGTCATCAAGCTCAACATCAAGGAAAACTAATGGCATACAACTACCTTGAACTTGTCAACGCTGTCAACAGAAAGCTGAATGAGGTTGAACTCACTTCAGCGACTTTTGCTACGGCTAAGGGTTGGTATGCTCAATGCAAAGATGCCATCAATGCTTCTCTGCGTGACATCAACCAAAGCCATTTTGAATGGCCCTTCAATCATGTCAGCACAGAAGAGACGTTGACGGCTGGTACAAGCAGATATGCCTTTCCTATCGATGCTGGCTCTCTTGACTTTGATAGCTTCAGAGTCAAAGAAGACAGCACCTTTGGCAACAAGACAACGAAGCTGGAAGTGCTGACATATGATGACTATCTGAAGCACTATGTAGACCAAGAATATTCTTCTGACACCAGCATCAGAAATGTGCCCAGCAGAGTCTGCAACGCTCCTTCACAAGAATACATCGTCGTACCTCCGCCAAAGGAAGCGTACAAACTCGTCTACGAATACTATCGTATTCCTGTTGATCTGGAGAAGTATGACGATGTTCCCTTTGTTCCTGAGAGATATAAGCATGTCGTCTTAGACGGCGCTATGTATCACTCATATATGTTCAGAAGCAATGAGCAAGCTGCGGCGTTGTCAAAGACTAAGTTTGATGAAGGCATCAAGAGAATGAGAACAGTGCTCATCAACAAGTATGAATATTTGACATCGACCTATGTAGCTACAGGTCCGTTCTTCATTGCTGGTCCGAGGTTGGGCTGATATGGATAATTGGAAGTCTTTCCCTGTTTCTTTTGCTGGCGGTCTTGTAAACAATGTTCCTGAAGTGGAGCAGGGTGTTACCTTGCCCGGAACAGCAAGAAAGCTGGTTAATTTTGAACCTTCTTTGTCTGGTGGGTATAGAAGAATTGAAGGTTATACAAGAGCAGTGATGAATTTGCATGACCTTTTAGTGATGCATCCTGCTAGAGTTTCTTCGCTCACAACCTCACCGTCCTTTAATATCCCTGTTTATTACACATCTAAAGACTTTTTCCAAATCGGAGACTACGTAAGAATAGGCTCTAGTTTTTCTGCTGAAATCACTGGAATTACTCAAGGATTTGATCAGCCTTTTGCAACGCTTAGTTTTTCCACAAACACTACGTCAAGTATTTCCGCCGGAACTTCAGTGTATAAAGCTACTTCAACAGGTGATTTTGCAACAGCCATAGATAATGATGTTGCAACTATGACTTTATACAAGCCTTCTGGAGAGCCGGGAGCATCTTTCTATACTTTCGTGCGTTCTGTAAGTAGTTATTTTGGTTTAAGAGTATACAAAAAAGACAGCGTTGATGTAAACGGATTTGATTGTCTTTTGAGAAACGGCACTGCTCCTCTTGTCAATGGCGCCGGTCAAACAGGAACTACTTTAGCTATTGATGGTTTAGAATACAAACCAAATGTTGGCGACACGTTTTTAATCGCTGGGTTAACAGGATCGTTTACAGTGCAGTCCAGCACCGCTCTTGTGAACGGCGGTTGTACATTAACACTAGATCCTTTTACCTCATTGCCATCTAGCCCTGCGGACAATGCAAAAATTACTTGGCTAGGTTCTGGTTTATACAGGCTGGACACCACAGGTACTCTTGATGGTGCCAGGTTTGGTGGTATAGCTAAGTACACTAAAAACTCTGTTGACGAAAGGCTTGTCATTTGTTTTACTGTGCCAGACAATAGTACAAATAAATGTTATCCTATTCTTTTGTTTTCTCCTGAAGACATTACATCTGGTGGTGCAATCACTGGAAATTGCTACCATGTATTGAACGACACTACCGATCTCAAAGGGGCATCTACTTGTGTTTATCATAAGAATCAGCTTTTCTTCGGCAATGAATCAAGGCTGATTTTTTCTGCGCCATACGACGAAAGAGACTATTCAGCAGCCAGTGGCGGCGGTGTCATTGACGTTGGTAGCACCATCGTATCTCTTAAGAGTTTCCGCGATACGCTCTACATCTTTTGTACTAACAAGATATTCAAACTTGTTGGAAACACCGCTGCTGATTTTCTTCTACAACCTGTTACAGAAAACTTAGGCTGTGCTTATCAACACTCCATTCAAGAAATTGGTGGTGACATCATGTTCTTGGCTGAAGATGGTTTAAGACTGTTGTCTGCAACTGAAAGAATTGGTGACATCAACTTAGCTGCGGTGTCTCGTCCTGTGCAGAAACAAGTAGAGGTGATCAATGCTCTCCGTCCTGAGGGGGCAGCTTATACAGCGTTTATCCGAAGCATTCCAATCAAGGACAAGAGCCAGTACAGAATATTTAGATGGCAGAGCAATGTCACTAGAGCTGACTCTGTAGGAATCATTGCAGCCCAAACAGAAGTGAATAACAACATTGCTATTTCTTTTGCAGAAACTAAAGGCATCAAAGTTAAAAGCTGTGACTTCTCTTCTGCCTTTGATGTATATGCTTTCACAACAGGTGAAGATGCTAAGCTATATTTCATGGACAAAGGTAATAGATTTGGTGCTGATGTAAATGATGCTAACGTCGGTGTCGACATTCCCGCTGTTTTTGCTACACCCTTCTTCACTTTTGATGATGCTCGTATACGTAAGCCAATACATAAAGTGACTTTGTATGTGGAGACAGACAACACCGTTTCTATCTCTACGGATCTAAAGCTGGACTTTGAAAACACAGGAGTTATTCAGCCGTCAACAATAGTTTTCTCAACAGGAACAGACAAAGGAAATGTTGTCTCTCTTGTTGGGAATGGTTTCAGCGGATCGTTAGAGTTTTCTAATACAAGCTCTGTTGCTCCTTTCACTTTAGAGAGTGCTGCCCTTGAATACACTCTAACAGACAGACGTTGAGGCTCATATGCAACCTACATATGTTTTCTCCATACTTAATAGATACACTGCTGATGGTTTATATGTTGACTTCATGATTGAAGGAACTTGGAAGAAGAAAAAATATCAACTGTGTCTCACTTCAAAAGTAAACGTAGATGTTGAAGCAACAGATGAAGAATGCATTGAATGGATCAAAGAACATTTCAATGGTCTTGACTCTGCTTATGCCCACATCAATACATACATCAAGGAATAAGTATGTCGTCCACAGAACAAGCAGCAGAGTCTGGTGCTGTCCTTATTGCTAAGGCTGCTCCACCAGCAACAGTGTCATTAGCTACATTGGCTGGTTACCAGGTGTCAGAATTGTTGCTATGGGCAACC